TTTATAAGACTTTGTACAAGTCTTTGTTCACTTTGTGATCCTTGAAGAAAAAAGGGATTTAATGCCATTATTCACTATCCTATAAAATCAAAAGGTGGTAACTCATATTCTTGAGACATCCTTTCTTTAATTGTATCTAACTCTCTTTGACCATCTTCATATATCTCTCTTCCATTTAATTCAATTCCACCTGGAAGTTTAACTCCTTTAAATTTGATTAGATTTTGTCCCCATTGACGTTTCATTAATGCTGTTAAATATTTTTTAACAAAATAATCATTGTATATTTGACTGAATGAATCTGGATCAAGTGCTCTGAAGCAATCAAGAACTATAAATGTTCCTGCTTCTTCTGCACCCCAATCAATGTCCAAATATAATCTATCTTGTCTTTGATTAAATCTTATCTGCTTGTCTGTAGACAACAAGAAATCTATATCCTCTAATCGAGTTTTAACCATGCTATATTGTAATAATTCAACTGAATTAAAGTAGTATAAATCATTCAAGAATAATTGATATTTGATACTGAACATACTTCCAGATATTGAACTTGTATCAAATTTAAATATTTTTTCGACTCCTATAACTGATTCAGGAACTTGTAAATAATTTGAGTTTTCATACCAATTAAAATTTGTACTTGCAATACCAACTCCATTTGTTGTGGTTGTTGTAGTTACAATTCCAACTCCTGTTGTTCCAGTGGCTCTTCCTCTATCAATATCATCTTGAGTTAAAACATATTTCAAATACATTTTTTCAACACCATTATAGTGTCTCTCGTTGAATAATTGAATTGTATCATCAACTAAATCATCAATTTGATCGTCATCAATATTAATTTCTAATACTGGTGCACCTAATTGTCTTAAACAATAATCTACTAATGTTTGTTTACTATTTGGTTTTGCCATCAGAATACACCTCCATCGATTAATCCAGCAGTTAGAGTACCATCAACAAATATATCACTATCAAAGAATGCATTATTTGAAAATGTAGCTATTGCACCAAACGTTGAAATTCCAGCAGTAACAATTAAACCACCATCAAGAATTCTTACTCCTGTTCTTGCAGTAACTAAACCAACTGAATCAACATTTGTTACATCTTCATATGTAAGTGTCCCACCTATACTTACATTTCCAGAAAAAGTTCCATTTGTTGCTGTAAGACCTAGTGGGAATGATGCAGCAGTTGCATTAGCACCTCGGAAAGATGTTGCACTAGCAATTCCACTTATAATTATACCATCATCAGTGGTGATGAATTTTTCAACATCATTATAGTAAAGTCTTACACCCTCATCATCTTGAAATACTGCTGAAGTTTTTCCAGATTTTGCCTGAATGATAATATTTCCACCATCATCATTATCTACATTATTTCGAATGAATAAAGGTCCTGTATTATTATCAATGTAAGATGCAGTTCCGTTATGATACAATTCAAGATCATTTCCATCACCAAACAGAAGTTTGTCATTATCACCAAATAATGCTGAAGATGCAAAACTTACATTATTACTAAAAGTTGAAAGACCAGATACAAATAATGATGATACTGTTCCAAGAGTGGATACTCCAATAATATTTAAGTGTTGACTGGTTGTTACTCCTGAAACACCCAAAGATGCGATAGTACCGATGCCAGTTATATCTAGATTTCTTGCTGTAATTTCATCAAGAGTTATGTCATTAGAAACTGTAAGATTTCCACCAATAAATACATCACTTTGTGCAGTGATGATACCTACAAACGTGGAAACACCAGTAACATTTAACTGAGTAACAGAAGCTATACCACCAACTACATTTCTAGCTTGCTCAGCTTGAAGAGTTCCTCCCGCTTGACTGGAAAGAACTTTTATCGCATTTGCCTGACCAACTCTTACTTTAATTGATGACATTACCTTGTAACTCCCTCCCTAATAAGGGCTGCACCTTCCACAACTCTCGTTTTATCACCAGCAGCATCAGTTAAAATTATGTCATAAACATATCTACCAGGTTTTATAGCACTTGAGACAGTTTGTGATGGAGTCAGTGAAATTTGCACTTGACCTTGAGTCGCATTAACTTTATTTGTAGCAAAATCTACCTTTTTTGTGCTGCCAGCATGTTTTCTGAGTTGAGCTGTTATGGTGAATTCTGAAACATTTAAAGGACCAGAATCATCACTTTGAGTTAAAGTAAATTCTTGATTAAATGTGGCTCCTGCGTTGATTACAAGATTAGAAACAAATACAGCTGCCATTTATATACTTAAATAATTTCTTCTACTATTTAGGACTTATTAAGGTTATTGACCAAAAGTGCTAAAGATGCTTTAATATCATCAATATCTTTTCTTAAATTTTCAATTTCCTTATCCTTTCTTTCTGTATATTCTAAAGACTTAATATATTGATTATATCCTTGATTGTCATAGTTAACTATTGCACCACTTTTTTCATCACGATACAGATTTGAGTGTCCTTCTACTTTTATCATCTTACAGCAATACTCCTGAGTTCTTTAATTCTAGGTGTTTTTGCTTGAGAAGTGCTAATCATAACTATTTTGATAGTATATCCGATGAATAAATCTAAATTATCCGCAGTAAATTGATATTCTAAAAATTCATCTTCAGTGGTAGGATTGATGAATGAATCAGATCTACCATCATTTTTATCAGGATCTTTTACACTATCACCAAATACATTGCTTTCATCTATATTTTTATAACCAGGAAATAGTTCAAATCCTTGCATTATTTCATCAGAGTCTGCTTTTATCAAGTGATAAAGGACTCGAATATCAGTCTCAGCAGGTCTAACAGCTGAAATTAAAACCTTTAAAGAACTAGCTGGATTTTTCAATTCAACTGTATTTGAATAATAAACAGATGAATGAGGATCATCTATAACACTATTCACTCTATTATCTGATGGATAACTTTCAATTCCAATTGGATTATTTATTCTATGATTAATAAATTCAGTTTTAGATTCTGAAAGATAAACAATAGGAGATATGTATTGATTATTAGATGAAAAATCTAAAATTGTTGTAAATGATTTATTTCGAGGAATACTTGATAAGTACTCATTTTCATTAATTTTTGACGCAACAATCGCAACATCATCTAAAGAATTTATCGTGTTTATTTGAATATTTTCAAATCCTCTATCATCAAAAGAATTTTCACTTCCACCAACACTAGTTCCAGATATAGTTCTAATACTTCCTGTTATGCCCGTTCTAGACCCATCAACTCCAGTTGGGGTAATTGCACTATATCTTGGAACTAAAGCAGAATACAGGATATTTTGAGTGCCTTTCACTAAAGATCCACCAATTGCAGGAGGTGATTCAAATGAATCAACTTTAAATGATAATTCAGGTTTATCACCATTTACACTATCAGACGATCTATCTTCTCCATTGCAGAACGATCAAAA